CTGGAGTCTGGCTAGAGACGCTAGGGTCGACGGGCTTCCTGGGTACTGGACTGAGGCAACTTCTCAGAGGAAGGAGGACTTGCTCTACTTGCCTTGTGGAGACCAGCGTGACAAGAGCTCTGGGAGTGCGTCTTGCTCATGGAGCATCTTGATGGATCGAAGGGAGGTTCGAACCCTCATGTTCATGCCAGATTGGGCGAGCATCGTTCGTCCTGAGCTCTCAACGATGGCACTTCTGCCTCACACCTTCTTCCGTGCACCACATGCAACGGTTCAACTCTTCATTCGAACTCCACATGGGGTCAGTTCTGAGTCGATCCTTCCATTGACGCACATGAGGATCCCTGCTAGTGACCTGGCTCCTCGGCTGAGGAAGTCAGCAGCACCCGCGGCGGCGATCAGCAGACTAGCCTCTGCTTTTCGCTAGCCCGCGGGGGGAACCCGCTGACACTACCTTCTCCTACCCCTATGTAGGACTTTCTCAATCAGGTCTCCTGACACTGAGACGCTGCTTCGGACTTGGCTGGTTGCCTAGTCGCGGAGTCGCCGCTCAGGATCTCGAGAACCTGAGGAAGTCTTGCAGTTCTGGGGTGCTGGATTGCCCCTCTTGGACAGAGGAGTGGTTCAAAGGCTTGCAGAGAAGGTACAGACCAACACGTAGTCAAGCCAAGGAGTGTCCCATCGCCACAGGGACACCCAAAGAGCAAATGGGAGTAGCTCTCTCTTTGCTTCCCGACTCCATCAAGGAGCCGGTCAAGAAAGTCTGGTTGGACTTGGGACTAGACAAACGTACGAACGGTGAGCTCTTCGTACTGTTGAAGCAGGTTGGCGAGGTTGCCAAGCAGCATGGTGACATGTTGTTCCCCGGGTACTGGATGTACTTGGTAGACTGGAACCTGCACTTTGGGGCTGAGCCCACTACATCGGACACTAGTGGGTTCAGGGATCTGATCAGGTCGTGGGTCAGCATCTCTAGAGAGGAAGACGATGTTGATTCGCAGAGAACTCGGATCATCATGAAGGGTCTGGACATTGTTGAGGCTGAGTTGGGAAGGCCTGGATCGAAAGGTGTCAGCATGGATGAGTTCCTGCTTTCGCCTAGCCGTTGGCTCTCGAACGGATCGAGTGACTCTCGGAGAGTACAGGGGTCAAGAGCTACGAAGTTCTCAACCTATGCGAGCAGCACTCTTGACGAGATGCGGGCTGACATGCACGACAGGAGTTCGCTGGACTACAAGATCTTTGACAAGCGTGAGAAAGGGA